GCGGACGCTTCTATGAGTGCATTAGTGGAGCACTCACTTGAACAAAAAGTTTCTAATGCAACATATGGAAACACAGATAAAAAGACACCAAAGGAAAAAAGAATGATTAGTAAAGAAACCTTGAAAACCAAGCTAAAAGAACATTTTAGCGACTATACCAACGAAGAACTTGAACGCTTGATGAAGTTGATCATGGAATCAGCAAAAAACAAAAGTCAAGAAAAACTAAGAGATTATGAGTAAAAAGTTTGAAAAATACTTTGATCTCTCAAACAATGATCTATATAGGAGAAAATACGATGAATAACGATCTAATTAAGCACCTTATGAATAAAGGTATGTCTGAGGCTGATGCTCTTAGCATTGCTCAAGATTTTAATCCCGAATCGGTCAATGTTGACGATTTAACAAATGCCCTTGATGGTTTATCTAAGGCGATGAAGATGAACGAACAAGATCAAATGAAATCCAAGAAAGCCAAAACTCAAGGTTCTTTGTTTGAAAAGGGCGATGAAGATGGTTCATCATCCGAAGATGGTTCATCTTATGACGATGAAGATGAAGAAGATGACGAAGATGAAGATGATGACAAGATGGAAAAAGCCATGAAAGAAATGGCAAAAGGTACAGACGCCATTCTTGACGCAATGGATAAACAATATAAGGCTATGATGAAAGCCGTTGAAGCATGTACAAAAGAACTCAAAGCTATGAAAGAAAATGGCAATGGGAAAATGCAACAAATGGAAAAGTCTTTGAGTCGTGCATTGCTTGAACCTGTTGCGCCTACCTCAATCAATTTCAATAAGATTCCATATATCGAACAACCCAAGACCCCTGCATTCACAACCCAAGATGTTATGAACAAGGCTTTGTCATTGGTTAAGAATGAAAATGATTGGTCAAGAAAAGCTGAATTGACAAGCGCAATTTCACGCTTAAGCGCGGGCGTCAATCCTCAAGACATCATCGCTGAATACAACATTAACATGAGTAAATAAGTAAAGAGAGTAAACATGAGTTTCAATTCATTAAACATTCCACAAGCAAACGGGCTTGTTTCTGCTGCTGATTTAGCTGAATTAAATAGCGCTCTTCGTAAATCAGCAACTGTTGGCTACCAAACCCCCGCGGGTACTTCCGGCGGGGATACAGGTTCTTTAAGTCCATTAGTTCCCCAAAGCATTGAAAACATTTTAGCAAGTGCAACCTATAGCATGAAGCAACTTGCGTTATGGCCTGCAATGCCTAAAGTTTCCGTGACTAATACCCTTCATGAATACGCTGTTGTCAATTCTCATGGTTTAGACCTTGATCCATTCATTAGTGAAGGTTCTGCAGGTACTACAAACCGTTCTGAATATCAAAGAAAATCAATCCGTATCAAGTACTTAGCTGAAAGACGCGAAGTCACCGATGTGGGTACACTTGTTGGCTTGATTGGCGCTAATCAAAATGCGATTGCTTTGGAAACCGAACGCGGGACATTGTCTTTACTTGGTAAACTTGAAAAGTCATTGTTTCATGCTAAAGAAAGCAACAACTCTTTACATTTTGATGGTATCATCCACCAAATCGAATCATATAACAGTGGTTCAAATGTTTTTGATGCTCGTGGCGCAAGTCCATCCCCAAGACTTTTACAAGAAATCTTGGCTAAACTTTATTCTGCGCCTTTATATGGTACTCCTGATTGTATCTATGTAACCCCTGACATTCATGGTGAATTGATCAAGTTTGCTGTTCAATTTGGCCGTCATGATCAATTGGTTCTTACCAATAGTTCATCTATTACATATGGTACTCAAGAAATCTCTATCATGGGTCCCGTTGGCCCCGTACCTGTTAAGAGTGCGCCATTCTTATCAAACAATGCAAAAGCTCCAGTTTCTGCAAGTGGTACAACCAATGCACCAATCACCCCCACCTTGACAAGCGCCGTTGTAGCTAGTGATTCCGCTTCTCAATTTGTTGCAAATGATGCCGGTGATTACTTCTATAAGGTTGTAGCAATGAATAACAATGGTTATTCTGCCCCTGTTACATCTGCATCAAAGACCGTTGCCGCCGGTGATAAGGTAACTTTGACCATTGCTCAACAATCTGATGCTGTATACTTCAAGATTTTTAGAACACCAGTTGACCGCCCCGCCGGTGAAGCTGTGTTGATTGATGAAGTTGCGTCTAATGGTTCCGGCGCTACTGTTTGGGTTGATCGCAATGAAAACATTCCTAACGGTCATAAGATTGTATTTGTACAACATAGCTCTGAAATTATGGAATTTGCCAAGTTGCTTGATTTCTTTAGACGCCCCCTTGCAGAAGTTCAAACAAGCAAACCATTCTTGCTCATGCTTTTTGGTTCACCAATTGTCAAAGTACCTTCAAAGTGTTGGGTTGTTAAGAATGTTCGTGTTGGCGCAAGTTTGATTGAAACTTTAGGTTAAGTTTAATATTTATCTTATTTTCGTATTAAGTATGTTATGATAAGGGCATAGATTAAATGATCTAATGCCCTTTTTGTATTTGGCACTAGATAAAAGGTTGCCTTTATGAGTACCACGACTTTACTAGATATTATCACGCCCGATTATCTCAAGAAAACCTCTTTATTAGGTGTTGACTTGACTACAGACGACGGGCAACCCTTCCCCAATGAGATTTATGAAACTTCTATTCAAGCATCAATCCAGCACATAGAAAACGATATAGGTATCAACTTAGAACCCTTTAAAGTATCCCAAGAAACACATGACGCGGAAAGACAAGGGCGGTTTTCTTATTGGCCTATGAAACTTGATTATAGGCCTATAGTATCCATTGATAAGGTTCGTATTAGATTCGGATCGTTTCAACCCGTTGACTTGCCTGTTTCGTGGATTCGTATGGTGTCTGCGATTCATGGTCAAATGCATATTATCCCATCGCAAGAGAGCTTAGGATCATATTTCTTTACGGCGGGGATGCCTATTTTAGGGAATTATGGGATTTTCTATGAAGGCCGTGACTTTATACCAGGTTACTTTGAATTTGATTACACAGCGGGATTTGAAACACGAAAAGAGACAATTACATTCCCTGCAGGGCAAACACAATTTACAGTGAATTTAAGTAAACATTGTTTCTTAAAATATCGTGTTGCTTTAACACTACCTACCGGCGTTACCGGTAAAGCGATCACATTAGGCCAAGACTCATTTATCATTGAACTCAATAGCGCCCCCGTAACAGATATTCAGATAACTTATTTGCTTGATACTTTACCAAGTGACATTAAGCATATGATCACATTAAAAGCCTCAAGTAACATGATTTTACAAGTTGCAGGGGATTTGATCTTGGGGGCGGGTATTGCTTCTAGTTCTATTGGGATTGATGGCTTATCTCAAAGCATTCAGACAACATCGTCCGCTATGTATTCGGGTTATTCATCGCGTGTAGATTACTATGAAAAACAGTATGATACACTAAAGAAAGCCGTGAAAGCCCAATACAAGATCAACCAATTTGGAGTAATCTAATGACTACTATAAACCCAAGAGTTCCCACAAAACTACGCCCCCGCGTGGATTGGTTAAATGAAGAGTTTAGAAAGCAATTTTTCACAAGGTCAATGCTTGTATCTTGGGAAATGTGCGCAGAGTGCCCTTGTTCAAATAAGGGGGATAACTTAATTCTTGATTTACCAGATATCAACGCAAACTTAGAGAAACATGGTGAAGTTCGTTCTGATTGTCAATTGTGTAAAGGGATTGGTTATTTTTGGCATAGTAAACAAGACACTAGAGCTTTGATCACAAGTGCAAGTTCAGATGAATCAAGGTTTCATGAATATGGAGAATATGCGCGGGGAATGGTCAATATCACATTGCTACCTGAAACATTGCCTTCTTTTGGTGATAGGTTTACAATGGTCGATTCTAGCATGATATTTAAGGAAACAAGGACGCGCAAGGCGGGAAGTATCCAATCAATGAGAAACCCAATCGTCCCCCGCGTGCTAGATACACAAGGCGGGGCAACTACTCTAAGAGTTTTACATTTACATGTTGCTACTAGTGCAGGTTTGGGCGTGGTCAATGGTGAACTCTTGGAGGGTGTTGACTTTGATGTCACTGTAAACGGTGATATTGATTTCTCTAAGGGTGATTTGAATGGGAAAGCCCCCGCCGTTGGCGTCCGTTTTTCCATCGCTTATTATGGTCATCCTCGCTACTATGTTGCAGATAACCCACATACACATAGAGATTCAAGGTTTGTTCGTAAATCCACCGAAGAGCAAATTAAACTAATGCCTGTTCAGTGTAAAGCTACCTTAGAATTTATGGGAGTAGGTTTAAATGGTTGACATTAAAAAATTGTCAATCGTTGACTTGATCAACGGACTTGGTTTATCACAAACAGATCAAAAGAAACGATCAAGATACCTTGCGGATTTGATACTTGCTGAATGGTCGGCGGAGGCTAGAAGTTCACTTAAAGGCAATATTCAACAAAGCTATCTTAGATCACTCTCTATTAATCAAGCTGATGAGAATGGTATATCTGTTAGCCTACCTAAGCCGGGACAAAGTGCAACACTTGCCCTTATGTATGAACTTGGAATGGGGCCCGGTGGCATAG